TGTTACCCCAAATTACAGTTCCTACATCAGAGAAAGTAGCGATTGGGTTGATTCTACCTTGATACAATGTATCTCTATCTTGTTGAGTCAGTTTTTGTCTAGCTTTAATTGAGTTTACAAGACCTCTTGTGTAACCCGCTGATGCGAACCAAGGGAATGCAATGTTATCGGTTAATGCTAAGTTTCTACAAACTTCACCTGTTGGTGGTAAATAAATTTGTGTATTGTTAACTGTATCTCTTGTTAATATCCATGGATAATAAGTAGCAGTATAGTTAGAGTCAATACCCGTATTATCTAAATTATCAACCGCCTCTTGTGAGTAGATGATATCTAAAGAACTTGTAGCATCAGGTGTATACATTTGATAATCAGGAGTTGTAGCGATGTAAACCGAGTCAGCTCTTGAGAATTGTATCATGTCTATAGCCTCTTCTACTAAGTTAGAGTTGTTAACGTAGTCGATACTTGAAGTTGCAAACACGTTGATGTTCGTAGCTTCAGGATTACTGAACGACAAGATACCTAATAAGTAAGCATAGTAGTCAGAGTTAGCAAAGTCTTGAGTGTTGTTTTGTACAATTATTCTCTTGAACATACCATCACCAGTAGCGGTTGGGTATCTTGAAGATGGAGCAGCTCCCGCTAAATAACCTGAAGCTCCTAATTGGAATCTATCTTGGTTAGTTCTCCACTCTCTGTAGATATCCCATCCGTCAAATCCACCTGCAAAACATACTGTGTACTTTCTAGCGTATATGAAGTAATATGGATTTTCTTGAGTTTGTGGGTCATTTCTGAAATCAGCAACACCACATTCAAATGCCGTTTGACCACTTGTTATTGATGTGTTAGCAATTGTAACGACAGTTGCACCTGAGTCCATGTGGAAACCTTTACTTAAGTAATTCCATTTAATCGACTCAGTTGCAGTTTCCCAACCTACTATTGGATTTTGTTTTCCTTTGTAAGTTAAGAATGATTCATCAATACCAAATTGAGTTGAGAAACCTAAATAACTTCTTCTTACAATATCTCCTGGAGACTCAACAGCATTTGAAGTACCAGCAGCAGTTCCAAATGGAGGGTTATAAATAACCTCACCTGGATAATAATATTTAGTTTTAAACTTAGGGTATGGTGAAGGATTTGAAGCAGATTCATACTCTCTTTGAGTATAACCGTAGAATCCACAAGGGATAGCATCAATTGGTGCTTCATCCGCCAATTCAATCATAATGTATTTTGAAATCAATGCGAATTCACCATCAGATGAACCGATTTTCTTAGCAACGAAGTTGTTAGATGCAGGGTCCATATTACAGTTTGTAAATTTCTCAATTACAACAGGGTTAGCATCTGTGTCAAAGAAGTTTCTAACTAAAACATCAAATGACATGTTGTTAAATGATAAGTTAGCAATTGAAACTTTAAGTTCAACGTTAGCAGAATCTCCGTCAGAAATTGAAATAAACTTAAATAAGTTATAAACTTTATTACCTCTTAATTCAGAAACTAAGAATGGAGTTTCAGGTGATTGATATTGTTCTAAGTTCCAAGCGATTGAACTAGGACTTTGACTTCTAGCATCTGGTAGTGCAATTAACTCCGAACTTAAACCACGAATATAACCTTGGTTGTAAGCGTAATTAATAGTACCTTGATAAGCCTCTTCAACAAACACAGGAACCTCAAATCTTGATTTTCCAAAGTTGTCAACACCTAATACTTTTGTAAGATATTTTGAAGAAGATGCCAATAATGAAGTTTCAAATGAGAAAGTTGTTCTTTCACCTGAATTAGCATCAGCTTTAGTAATACCTGATAATAAGAATGTTTCGTAAGGTGATTGTGTAATACCTGAGTATTGACCCGTACTTACAATTTGTAAATCAGTAAGACCTGTTACTTGGTATACTGGACCATGATTTTCACTATCAGCACTGTTATCGTATAAAGAGATACCTCTTGAACGTAAAGTTGCCACAACCATGTTATTGAACTCTGAGTATGCTGTACCTGAATATGAGTAGGTCTTACCTGAAATAGTACCACCGTAATTTCCTGATGAACCTGTAACAGAATTAATTACATAATAAAATGAGTACCCTGAATAATCATTTCCACTTTGAAGATTAAAGTTAGCATAATACCAAGTATCGTTGTCTGCTGCCGATAAATCATTGTAATCTAAACTTGGAGAATCACAAACATAAGCGTTGGTAATACCTGTATATGTTGAGCCTGTTAATGAATTGTAATCTGTTGAGTTAATAGCCCCATAAATTACTGCAGTTGACCCTGAAGTACCATTTACAAAAATGTCACTCAAATAAGTGTTAAAATCTGTTTGTAATGTTGATGTACTACCATCCGCCATTCTATATTGTACATTTAAGTTTGCTTGTACTTGAGCGGGAAGAGAAGTTAAAAATGTAACAGTGCCTCCTGTAGTTCCTGAAAAATTGGCAGTCCAACCAGTACTACTTCCCTCTAACCCAATAGTTGTAGGGTCAGCGTTAGCAATTAATTTAAGACTCCAAGAAGGACCCGCATCATAACCCGAAAGTCCCAAGACTCTTGTTACAAATAATTGGTTTGATTGTTGTAAGTAAGATTTAGCAATATATGCCGCTTCGTACTTAGGAATTTGTGTGTTATAAAACTTAACAGGTTCTGTCCCACCGAAGTAAGCTTGGAACTCGTCGTAGTTTGTAATGAACACAGGTTCAAATGCAGGACCCTTAATAGTTTCCCCTACAAGACCTAATGTCGTAACACCTACGCTCTGAGCCACGAACGATAAGTCTGTCTCAGATGTGTAAACACCTGGTGATACGTATACTTTTTGATTTGCTTGTGCTGTTGCCATTATTTAATTTTTATTCTAATGCAGATTTATTTTATAGATAAATATTAGTTATAGGATGAAAAAACTTTACTTTTGAATATCTATTTATAAACGGTAGGAATAAATTCTACCTTTTTTCTGCCCATGAAAATTAAGAAGGAAATAAAGAATATTAAAATATCCCCTGAATCACACGAGATACTAAAAAAGTACTGTGACAAGAGAGGAGTAAAGATTTATAAATTTTTAGAAAATTTAATCATTGAAAAATGTAAGGAGAAGAAAGATATATACGGTGAGGATTAAAGTAACTTATTTTCAAATAAGATATTTGCCTCTTGAGTATTATCATTCTTAGTAACTTCAATCCTTAAAATATCATTGGTTGTTATCTGAATAATTTCTAAGTCAGTACCGTAATAATCATTATTGATATAAACATCGTAAGTGTCAATATTATTTAATGATACTAAAGCCATATTAGTTGTGTAATTCATAACATCTGTCAAAACTGTGTTACCACTAACATATAAGAAATTCATTTCAACCTCGTCGGCATTCTCAGGATATTTTTTTCTTCTTTGTTTTCTTGTTGAAGTATCAATCTCCATAAGTTGAGTAACTCTTGCGATTGCAGGTTTTACTTCAAACTCGTCTTCATCTATCAGATAACCTAACATCGTGAAGTCATAACTTTGGATGTAGTATTTTCTTTCTCCAATCGTTAGTTGTGATTCATTTGATACATTGTCCATAATGATTGGAACATACTGGCCTTTAATAAATGTATATGCTTGTCTTGAAGAGAATTTTTGCATAACGACTTTATTCAACTCGTTAAGTTCTCTCATTCTATTACAAACAATCTTCACACTATATTTTACATCAACAGGTACTGGTTGAGGAATTGTGTAGATATCCATACCTTGTTCGTTTCCATTCCAAGTAGGAACTGAGGCATAATAAAATTGTTTTCTGTTTGGTATTGTATAAATTAATGATGGATTACTACCATACTTAACATCAGGGTTTCTAACAACGGTGATGAATGGTGGTGATGGATTGTTATCTTGGTCAACAAACATTGCAGTCTCTGTATACTGAGCCCAGTTCTGAGTTGTAATAATGATATCCAACATTGGAACTGTTTTACCCGCAGTTGTAACCTCAAGGTCTTCCTTAACAAAGTTAAGCATACCTTTATCTAAGTCAGCATGTAATACTGATTTAGGTAAATAAGTGCCGTCCTTGTTAATGTATTCCAAAAGTTGTTCTCTACGAGCAGACAACACTTTATGTGGAACTAACGGTAATGTCGGTTTAACTTGCGCTCTAGGTAATGGCATTACAATCCTCTAAATTCGTTTTCACTCACATATGTTGCTAAGATAGTCCTGTAGAAGGGTTTGTATCCACCATATGTATGTTTGTTATCTGACTTAACTAAACCGTCATCTATTACTGTATAATATCTTACTTTGTCCTCTGTTTCATAATATCCGAAGTAATCACCCATTAAGATGTTAACTTGCATATCATCAAGAGTTTTTTGGTAAATTGAGAATTTCATATTACCTGGCTCATCTTGCTTAACTAATGAAGAACCTAACAACTTATTAGTAGGTGCCATAATTTGAACATAACCATTCAATTGAATAGGAGACATAAATTGTATACCATCTTCTAATACTTCACCATAAACGTCATCAGTCTTTGTTCTATATCTATCAACACGGTATAATACAACAGTAAAATTCATATCACCAATCAACCATTCTTCACCCATACCAATATCAAGAGCATAATCCTCAGCTCCAAAGAATTTACCTAATCGTGTTATCGGGACTAATTTCTGCATATTAATTATCCATTTATTGATAAATACTTAAACTTCAACTATATTTATCCCAAACATTTATTTTAAATGATAGAAATAAGTTTAGAGTCTAAGGCAATGACGTTACTTGAAACCTATGAAGGTGGAAATAACTACTTGTTAGAATTGAAAAGAAAGTC